AATAAGGCTTTGAGTCCATGTTCATTGAAATGTAGGAAATCATGACCATTATAAATATATTTGTCATCATTCATTGTAAGTACTCCGTTTCCTATGGGTACATATTTTGTATATTCATGTTCATCTTGAGCATAATCTCTCAAAGTATCTAAGTTTTCAAACTTTGTTGATACTGTTGGTTGTATTTCTAACATATATTCTCCTATTGAAGTTGTTTATCTATTGGTTGTATGGATAGACGGTAATCATATGCACATGTAGTATTACAATATGTTTTACCATCTTCTCTGTGTGATTGGCCCGGTTGCATATATATTAATGCTCCGCACCATTTACATTTTTCTTCATTTTTGTTTTCCATGTGTTCCTTCTATTAATGGTATTACTTTCTCATCCCATACTTTGATGAGGGATGCATGATTCTTACGTTGGGTATCGTTTTGATTGCGATGTACTACTAATATGTCGTCAATCCTTTCTAGTTTAGTGTTTATGTTATATTCTAAATCTCTCAGACCGTCTCTAAGACCGTCTAAACCATATTCTTTAATCATTCTTATTTCATCCTGAAGGTCTTCTATCTGCTTAAAGGCAATTGTTCTGTTTTCTATACCTTGATCAAATCTTATATTTGCTTGAACTGTTGTATTTGCTACAAAGTCTTCAGTACCTTTTATCCTTGTATATGCAACAGCCATTTTGTCTTCAAGCTCTTCTAGTCTCTTGACTATGTTTGCATTAAACTCTTCTTGCTTCATAAGTTTAATATCTACTTGGTCATCCATTTTTCTCCTTTCTTTTACAGTTTTCTATGATCTTAAGTAATAGATGGAATTCATTTTCCTTAGTATCTTCATCTATTTTTTCTAATTTAAGTTGTTCTTGGTATTTTTCAGCATCTATTTCTCTACGTTCCCATTCAATCCATTGATCCTCCGGGTGTAGATTTATATCAAAACTTGTAAACTCATGCCATTCTAAATCCATATATCCTCCTAAAATGGGAATTCTTCTTCGGTTTGTACTTGGGTTTTAGCCTGTTCTTTGAAATGTTCCATCATCTTTACAAAGTCTAATGGTAATTTCCCTGTGCCTTTGCAACTGTCACATGGACTTGTTAATCGTACTCCCCCTCCTTCTTCACCATGTGCATCATATATGTGACCACTTCCGCTACATTTGGTACATGGGCCTATTGCATTATGTATAAATGATTGCATGGTTTCTAATGCTTGTTCATATGAATCTAGTCTGTTGTTGATCCTAATGAATCTGTCATCGTATGTATCACTCATGTTGTTACCTCTAGTTTAAAATGTGGTTTGGTACATCATGCTCATGTATTTCTTTTATTATCCTATTGATCTCAATTAGCTCATCTGTTTTATTGTTTCCTTTAGAATAATCGTATCTTAAATTTTCTAGTGCTTTTAAAACAAGATCTAATTTTATTTTCTGATTCTGATTGAGTAAATGAATTATTTTCGCCATAAAATTTCCAGTTATATTGTTTATTATTATGTGGTTTGGTACATACCAGCCTCCGAATTTTTTTATGACCTCTACACCGCTTTTTACGGCAATGCAGAGGTTTCAAATAGCTTCACATTCTACTGTTGACTATGTGGGCTATGTATTCGTACTGGTGATGCTTCTTCCTTGCATCTAACAGCTTATTTTTTACTTTATTGTATATCCTCCATAATATATTCATATATCCTCTATTGTTTTACTAATGCACTACTGAATCCAAATCTCTTTAATACCCATGTTCTTGCTTTACTGATTGAATGGAGTATGTAATTTGGCCCTGCATACAATGGTGCTGTTACCATGAATGCAATTGTCATTAATGTTATTAAAGCATATATTCCTACTCTTGATGGTGCAAAGTACATCATTATTCTACCAAAGAATTTAGTTGACTCTGGTATATGCAACTTGTTCTTCAAGTTATGTATTACTTTTAACATCCATTTTGATCCTGCAACAAATGTATTATCAAAGTTTAATTGATTTTCCATGTTATCCTCTTTTTCTATTATCTGATTGTTTACTTATCCAATGTCCAAAGACTATTCCTAAGACTATTGGTAATATTGGTACGACTATAAATGCTATTGCAACGAATGCAATTGATATTAATAGATTAGGTTTATGAGAAATTGAGTTCTTCACCTCCTTCGAGATAATAATCCTCTTCATGTTCTGATTGTGTGTTGTCTGTATTCTGTGTAGTTTCTTCCATTCCTCGTCGTTGTCTTGCTGTGAACTGATATAGTTCCTGTTCTCTTGATTGCTCATACATGTATCCTCCATATTTGATTTATGTTGCTCCAAACAATTTGAAGTAAAATTTTTATACAGAGCCAGCTATTAACCGACCCTGTAAATGATGAATAGTTTACTAATTTACTGTAGCTACTGCCACTTTCTGCCTTGGAGCATTCTTCCAGAAGTTTCTACCTCCTATATTCTTACTGAATTGCTCATTCTTGTAAGTAACTCCGATCTCTTTCTTTTGTGCATTATCTTGCTCGTAATCTACACAATGAGATAGGTAAACTTGCAATGATGCAATCGTGTTAGGAGTTTTATTTGTTGCTTCCTGTAATTGGTATCTCATTCCAATGATTCCATCGTTTTGCTTTGCCTTTTCTGCATGTTCCAATAGCCATTCTGTTGTGTACTCTCTCCTGAATGATCCACTACTATCTTTCCATACATCCAAGTATCCACAAGGACTTGCAACATTGTTTTGTGCGTCTTCTAGTGCTTTTTCTAGTTCTGCAATGCGTTTATCTTTAGCATCCATCTTATTTCTCCTATAGAGATTAATGTCATCCGGTGAATCCAGTTGACTTAGTTAACGGAGTGCTTGGCCCTGTATATTTACAGAACAGAAACCAAACAAATAGAAAACCGTTATTTTGAAAAAGATTATTTTTTAACCAGCAATGTAGAATTATATATCTATGTTGTCTTGTATATCTCTTATGATTGTCTATTGCGATAGGATAGAGGCGAGTATTGATCGTTTATCATCAATGTGTCTGAGCCGATAGACGGGCCTTTTGGTATCGCCAATATATTTATTCGTTATCTATTGATTAGATAAGACTAACTTAGACTTGCTACTTATCTCTAAATCCTATATATATATATATATCTACTATATTAAATACATTCTCTATAACCTAATATACTCTATATATCCCCTACTATACTGTATATATACTATAGTGACTGATTGTTAACAGATATATAGTTTATATCTTTATGTAAGGACACCTCCATTTTATTTACCATCCTGCATTGAATGTTACCATCCTGCAATGAAAGAAAGAATAATAGTCCGAGCGTAGCGAGACATCTAGAATGAATGATATTTATTTCTCCCATCCTGTAATATCATGCATTGTTTTAGGGGGGTGGGGGGTCATAAAAAGCATGAGGAGGCTAGTATAGTCGTCCTTCTCCTCTACACGGAGTGAAAATAGGTGTTAAGTAACTGAAACACAATATTAAATATTTTCATAAAAGTATTGCAAGTTATAAAGATAGGCATTAGCTTTAGGTATTATCAACAACAACTATGGGGAGAATATATGGCACATAAGGGAGAAGACGAGAACGGCAGTCATTATAGTGGTGCAACGAAGAACAAATACAGTAAGAAGAAGAAGCGAACATCATTTGTGAATGATAACAGTTGGTGGGCTAAGTTATCAGAGGGATTCAAGAATCTCAAGAGTGGTGGTGGGTATGAGCCACAGAAGATGGTGAGGCGTATGGAGTTCAGGGAGGGTTTGTCTAAGAATAAAGGGAGCAGGGTTTCCTCCGAAGCAGGGATGAGATCGAAGCAGAACAGGATTGTAGGATCAGATGCCCAATGGAACAAGTTACGTCAAGAGCATCATAAAGTCTTCAACGATCCAAACAAACCAAAAGACTACTGGGAAAAGAAAAGGCGATCCGATAGGGAATCAGGATATGGAAGCAACTGACAAGTTCATAGATTCCTTTGTTGAGACAGGTGATTACTTAGTTTCAATGAGGGAGGCAGGATTTAAGGACAGTAATCCATATAAGCTGAAGTTACAAGGTAAGGCACTTGTCATTGAGAACAAGGATGCGATTGACAAGAAGTTTTATCAGCGTTTAAGGGAAGGTGGGCCTAGAGCATTGACAGTTATAGAGAGATTGATGGATAGTGACAGCGATACTGTGAAGCTCAATGCGGCAAAGGAAATCTTAGACAGGGGTGGATACAAGGCATTCAATGATATTGATACCACACGGACTGTAGAAGAGCTTAACGCACAATTAGTTGCACTTGTCGGCGATGATGGTGCCAAAATGCTTGTAGCGGCTTTCAGAAGCAGGAAAGTCATTTCAGGGCCAACAATCAATTAGGTAGTAGTTATGAAATATAAGAATAAATCAACACGTACTGGAACAGAAAGACCAGCATCTATATCTAATTTGATTGAGAGAATGGGTGGATCTGGAGGAGGCGGTGGAAAGATAGGCTTTAAATATAAACCTAGTGCCAAAGGTGCAAAGAATATATCAGGTGATACACAAACAGCAGGAAAAGTTGCATCATCTCCGTCGGCAGGAGTATTAAGTTCTTCACGTAAGATAAGTTTCTTGTTAGACAAAGGATTTAATAAGATTCTAGGTTTGTTCGCAACTGCTGGTGCAACCAAAGCTCTTAGTAAGCAGAAAAAAGATAAAAAGAAGAGAGTTGGTAGAACAATCTTAACTTCGAATTAATTTATGGCAGAAAAAGTAAAAGCAGTCTGGTTTCAGGGGCCATCTTCAGGAATATCTGATTCAAAGGCGTTTAAGAAAGCCTTGACTAAGAGATATAGCGAAGCAAGGAAAAAACATGGTAATGTCCAAGTCTTGTACCGTGGCTCCAAATCCTCACAAGCAGATCAGTTTATTGGTGAGTGGGCAAGTGAAGGATATACAAAATACCTCCCTCCTAGTACAAATCCCAAGAAACTACAAACTGTAAGTAGAGGTCATTTATTCAGGACAAATAAAAAAGGACTACCTATTAAGGAGAAAGAATCCATTAAAATCAATAGGATACAAGTACCAAAAGGTGCATCAAAAGATTTTGTGGATAAGCAACTAGATAAATGGCAAGAGAATAAACAACTTATAGATAGAGCTTCCTTCAGTAGAAAAGGAGATGTAGTATACCCGGGCAAGGATACTAAGAAGCATTTTGAACGATTTGAAGAACTTATAAAAGCTCCAAAACAAGGAGGATTAGGTCTTAATAAAGGTTTTGAAGCATACCTTGACGAACTTGAAGATATTGGCAAAGGTTCTACAAAACAAGCTCCAGATACTATCCGTACACTATCAATAAAAGGTAAGAAAGTAACAAGGTTGCCAATCATAGGTGAGGGACAGGGACAAGTTACTAAAGTTGAAACTAATATTAAGTCGATGCTTGCAGGATTGCAGGTAGCAGAAGATAAAGCCAAGTATTACTCTCTTGATGATTCAACTAAAGATAGAATCTCCAACCTTAAGAAAGATGTAACTTATCCTGTAAAATCAGGTGAGTACCTAAATATTGCTGAAGCAGATAGTCCTGATCTTCAATATATTGAAACAGGTGATGATCCTAATTTCGGACCAGAAAACCTAAATAAACAATATAAAGGTAAGGGGCCGTTCCACTTTGGTAAATTTGGTCTAAAAGCAGTATTAAGTAAATCCGATGAATTGAAACCTGAGTTAAAAGATTGGACAGATGATGATAAAAAGGTTCGTCATTTAAGCAAAGTAGATGAAGAGTCTATGTCTCAGGAAGATAAGGCTATTAAGAAAGAAAACAAACAGTTTGGTAAGCTGACAAAAATTGTTAAAGGATCACGGCAATGGAAAAAATGGACGAAATCTCCAGCATCCAAAAGAATACTCTTGGGTGTAATTGGAGATGTATTCAAAAATAAGACTGATACAGTATTACCATCTGATAAAGTTATAAGAGGGCCACATCTTAAAGGAAAGTTAATAAGTGCTGACAAAGCTCATTGGACTGAAAAACAATATATTGACAGGAAGAAAAGTCCAGAACTGAAGATCCGTAAGGACATGTCAGATGAAAAGAAAATGGAAAAAAGAAAAAGAGTTGGTGAAAAAGTCTCTAAGTTAAGAAGATCAGGAGATCGTTCATTAGCTGGTATAAAGTCTTATATATCACAAAATACTGCACCAGATAAAACTCTGTCAACATCAGGAGGAGTAGTTGGTAAACGCTGGTATCCGGGTAAAGGTATAAAATTACCTGAAAAGACTTTTCCTAAGAAACCTCATACACCGGGACTAAAGGTAGATGCACCAATAGATGCTCGACCTAAAATAAAAATAAAGAAAGTAACTGCATCAATCCAGAAATATCATAAACCAGTAAGTAAAGAATCTGGTATCAAAGCTATTGAGGATAAATTAAAAGTCACAGCAAAGAAAAAAGCATTGCCACAAGATACGAAAACTACATCTAAAGTAACTAAAGAACTCCAGAAGAAATTCCATGGAAAAGATAAACCTCGCTACAAGAGTACAGCAGGAAAAGGATTGAAGTTTACTAGAGGATTGGGTGCATTCAGTTTATTCTCAAGTATCTTCGGAGTGGTTAGAGCAAGAAAAGAAGCAAAACAGGAGTTAGGTCGAGAACCTAATGTATTAGAAACTCTTTCGTTTACTTTACCTAAATTTGCAAGACCAAAAATAAATAAGAAAATACCTGATGCATGACAGATAAAACTGAAACTGCTATTGACATTGCAGAACAAATATCTGATATTTATGAAACGAATCGTTTACTGGAGTATGAACCATATGATTACCAGAAACGTTTTCATGATGCAAAGGACATGACAGGTCGCCTTGCTAGGCAACGTCTTTTGATGGCGGCAAACAAAACAGGTAAAACCTTTTGCGGTGCATCAGAGATGGCATTTCACCTAACAGGGCGATACCCTAAATGGTGGACAGGAGCAAAGTTCAATAGACCAATAACTGCATGGGCCGCTGGTAATACGACTGCAAATACTAGGGACATTGTACAGGCAGAGTTGCTTGGTGAACCCGGAGATGAGGAAGAATTCGGCAAAGGGGCGATACCGAAACAGTATATTTCTGGTACTCCACTAAGAATGCCCGGTGTTCCAAATGCATATCAGAGTTTGAAGGTAAAGCATATATCTGGCAGGAACTCCAAGCTGATCTTCAAGTCCTATGAGCAGGGTAAGATGCAATGGATGGGTAAGGCAGTAGATGTTACATGGTTAGATGAGGAACCTCCGCAGGATATATACTCTCAGGCACTAAGAGCCGCACTTAAAGGTGGAGGTATTGTCTATATGACATTTACTCCCGAAAGTGGAATGACTGATGTTGTAACACAGTTTATGACAAAGTTAGGTCAGTCACAGGCACTTTATCATGCAACATGGGATGATGCAATCCATCTGGATGATGATGTAAAGGCAGAGATATTAGCCGCACTTCCTCCGCATGAAAGAGATATGCGTTCAAAAGGAATACCAGTTCTAGGTTCTGGACTCGTATTTCCTCTTAATGAAGATGATCTTGAAGTGGAACCATTTCCGTTACCTCAATATTGGCCTCGGATATGTGGATTGGATTTTGGATGGGATCACCCTACTGCCGCAGTCTGGTTAGCATGGGATAGAGATACAGATACAGTTTATGTTTATGACTGTTATCGTAAATCAGCAGAAACTCCTGTGGTACATTCTGCCGCAATTAAAGAAAGAGGCTCATGGGTTCCTGTAGTGTGGCCTCACGATGGTTCACAACATGATAAGGGGTCTGGGAAGCCTTTGGCAGAACTTTATCGTAAGCAAGGTGTGAATATGATTCATAAGCATTTTGAGAATCCTGAAGGTGGAATTGCACTTGAACCGGGTATTATGGATATGCTTCAGAGAATGCAGACAGGTAGATTTAAAGTTTTTAATTATTTAAGGTTGTGGTTTGAAGAACTTAGGATGTATCATAGGAAAGATGGCAAGATCGTAAAGGTACATGATGATCTCATGAGTGCAACTAGGTATGCATCTCAGTCCTTGCAATTTGCTAGTCTTGATAAACCAAAGAAAAGACCTAGAAAAGCTATTAGCAACTACGATTACTACGATTCGTCTGAAAAGATCTATGCTTGAGCAAAGAAACTATAACTCTCAATAAAAGGTTGATATGAAAATATATACAGAAGTAAACTATATCTGGAAAGATGACAAACTTGTCCAGACAGATTCAAAGTCATTTGACTATGACGGTGAAGTAACATTATGTCATAGTAAACGTTATCCGCATAATCATGCATTAGCAAAAGCAACAGGCATGACCAGTGAAACCGCAGACAAGGTAAATATACCAACTGTAAATGAGATTAAAGATACGGTAGGTAAAGGGCCAACTGGGGGATATCCTAAAGTTTGGGCAGATAAATTATATGGAGGTAGCACGAAAGATGCCGTTACAAGTATTCAGGAAACTTATAAAGATTTTGAAGGTGGAGTAAAAAGTTTCATGGAAAGCGAATTACCATCTTTTGTAAATTCAGAAGTAGATGATACTGAGGATGGAACTATCTTAACAACTCCTGAAGAAAGAGAAGCACTTTTACAACAAGGTTTGGTTGCTGAAGGTGGAAGAAA